TGAAGGTCAGCCTGAACAAACCCTTAAAGCTTCCTCTAAGGGTTGTCCCGGCGCAAAAGTCTTCAAGTCCCCTCAGCGAGAGGTCAATTCGACTTCCGTCTGGGTGTGGTCATGTGTGCTCTTTGCAACCTCATGTAGTCCTGCGTCGACGAGTAATCTCTCAAGATAAGCCGAAAGGCGAAATCTTGAGAGACCTCGCGCGCCTCCAAGGCGTCTGGGACGGTTATATGGTCCTGATCAGCGCGATGCACCCTTGGTCAATTGAGACCAAGTTAGACGAGAGATCCTCTAGATTGTACCAGAGGATCTCCCGAATTTGGTGCTGGATGTTCCGACTATACCTGGAACACGGTCTCCCAGAGGTGATCACTTGTGTGAAAAGCCTCTGCGATTACGTGGCCTGGGTTGCCGTCGAGTCTGTACTCGACGAGCCGGAACTCGCGCCAGCTCTTGTGGGGAAGAGTCACCCCATCGAGTTTTGGTTCCTTTTACGGGAACCCTCGAAGGAGTATCTCTTTCTCATTCGGAGCTGGAAACGATCACTTCCAAAACCGTCCAAAGACAAAGTGGCAAAGACCCTGCAGAAGTTCTGTGATCTTGTCTCAAAAGAGTACGAATGTCCTCTTTTGAGCCATGCAGATCACTTTATGGACTCCTGGTATAACAGGTTCTTGCCTCGCAGAGTCCGGTCACCAGAAATTACTCTGACTCCCGCAGCCTCCTTTGAGTGTACACTCAAAGAGGGTGGAAAGTCAGTCTGGTTTTCCCGACTCTTCGAGGAATTCTTAGAATTGCCTCTTGTACGCGATACTCGGTTGGGTTCGGGTGGACAGAGGAAACCCCAAGCTCCTGGAGGGGGCCCTGGGATGTTCTTTTCAGGAAACATCGCAGGGGCCGACTACAAGGCCTGGGGTCTCCCTTGTTTGTTCCATCGGCTCCGCCTCGAAGGTTATCTGCCTGGTGATCCCGATGAGTTCCTCTTTGTGGATGAAGATCCACACGAGAGGATCTCAGCGGTCCTCGATCACCAGGAACCTCCGAGTGCAGATGAGCCGTTGTACCCATCGAAAGTAGTTCCCATCCTTGAGAGAGGAGATAAGTGCAGAGTGGTTACCACGGCTCCTGCTGTGGTTACCACGGCCCTTCAACTCTTAAGGTCGGTGATCTACCAATTCCTTGCAGAGGATCATTATTGTTTGATCCTCTACAAGGGATATCGCTACAAATCCCTTGGAGCGTGGAAAGATGCGCACCCTTTGTGGTGGAAGAGGATTTCTTCGGATCCTCGTAAGATTCGTTTCCTTTCTACGGACCTCACGTCGGCAACTGATACCTTCGCGAGGTCCTTAGTGGAGACTCTTACGAGGAGGTTCTTCGGGAACTTCATTAAGGAGCACCCGAAGTACCGATACCTCAATCACCTCATAGGGTTTGTATTCTGTCCACAGGACTACATCCTACCTGATAAGACGAGGGTTCTCGGACTCCGTGGGACCCCCATGGGGAACCCCGCGAATTGGGCCTTTCTTGAGATCATCAACGAGTTTGCACTCGCTGTGGCTGAAGAGGCCTATTATTCTGCGGGGGTCCTCATGGGAGGTGATCCCACCGCGGACATGATCGGGAAGTTAACAATCCCTGCAGTTTTCTGCGGGGATGACAACCTGACCATGTTCCACGACCCGGGGTTGTTCCGTCTCTATGAGAAGTATATGTCTCTCTGTGGAGGAATGATCTCAGCGGGCTCTCATTTTGAGTCCTCTGAGATCGCCTTCTTCACAGAGATTCCTTATACTTCGCGGCTTGAGTACATTGAAGTACCCAAGTTGCGCATGCTCATAGAGCACGAGAACAACCTTCCGGATGGAAAGTTCGAGAATCCGATTTTCTACCGTGGAGAGACAATCTCTAAGGCGGTTTCCTACTTGGTAGGCCCCTTAGAGAGTATGAAGGATGGTATCCTCCAATGGTCTCTCCTAAGGAACTTTGACATCATCAGGAGATGTATTCTCCTGAAGATTCCTGTCACGGTTCCTCGGCAGTACGGTGGTTGGGGTTTTACATCCCCAACAGGCCGTGTCCGTCTTCCTTCTCGTCATAAGAAGGCTCTTAAAGTTCTCTTAAGAGATGATCATTCTCTCAAGTTTGTGATCTTTAGGAGCCGTCTTGCCTCGATTTGGAACTGTTCCCTCTCAGATGGACGTTATCCCGAGATCCTTGGACTCGTGGAAGTTGCGTTCTCTAAGATGGAAAAGTTCTTTAAGAGGCTCGAGGTCTTAACTGACCACTATGAGTTGGTTCCCGTCGAGTACGGGAACTTTCGTCAACTCATAGGGGTCAAGAGGGACCTCGAGGAAAAGGGGTGGATCAACTCCAAGGATTCCTTGGAGTTGATTTCAGGTAGGGTCTTAGAGGCGACGTGGGGTCTTGGCTACAAGCCTGTCCAAGGGAGATCAAAATCCCTTGAGCAGGCAGGTAGGGAACTCGAGAAGGTCATTGACCAAATTCTCGAGTCCCACAACCGAGACTACCAATACTCGCCTCTAAGACTTGGTGAGAGCACACTCCCATCGAGTCTTCAGACTCGATTCTTCTTTAAAGAGTGTTCCTTGTGGGCACCCCGCGCCGTCATCGACTTTGTTGCCGATGCCGCCGCGGGGTTCCTACGTGGGAAGAAACTCTTTAAGGTGAATCGAGACACTCGATGGGACCACACATTTACGATGCTGGGGGTGACTCGACGATTAATCGCCGAGATAACCTCAACATTAGCGGAGCCTCTCAGGCCTAAAGTGGAACCTTAGGTCATGGGGCTCAGTCCGATTAGTC